ATGTTTAAAGAATGGCAAGAAGGAACTGCAAGAGGAGATAGTATTGACACTAAACTAATGGCACAAGTTCTTGGTGAAGGTGGACCTGTAAGAACATTGTTAGATCCATTTATCACACAATCAATTGCTCTTGAAAGATTTACTGATGTACTACCAGCAGAGATCGGATTAGGTAACAGAGGTGGTGTAACGAAAACAGGTGCAAAAGTTTATTCTGATACAGACAGTGCTGGAGACAAGATAGCAAAAAGTTTTGTACATATACTAAAAGGTATAGAACCTGGAGCTATTACAACTGGTAGAAAAGTATTACAAGGTGCACAAGAAGACGTATCAAGAGGAGGTGTACCTGCAAATCTAAGAGATGAGATACTTGCATTGTTATCAGGAGTTAGAATAATCAATATAGATGTACCACGAACCATGCAATATAAAATTACTGAGTACAACAGAAACAAAAGAAGTGTTACAGCAACAGAAAGATTTTTTAGTCTAGAGGATTTTAGACAAAGAGGACCTGAAGCTATGGGACAAGAATTTAGAGATATACAAGATGAAAATTTAAAAGTTAACAAAGAATTTTATCAGGTATTACAAGACGCACAAACAATGGGTGTAAGTGAAAAAGATTTAAAAAAAATTATGAGAAAAAGAGGAGTATCTGCTAGAAATGCAAACTTTTTACTTAAAGGTAAAAACATTCCGTACACAGGTTATGATGGTCGTATGAGAAAAAGAGTTCAAGATGCTAAGAAATTAGCAAAAGACAGAGGAGAAGAAATAAACAAAGAATACTTTTATCCAAAAAGATTATTTAAAGAAATACTTAGAGAGTATAAGAAACGATCTTTAAAACCTGAAGAGCAACAACCAGGTATTATTGGTAGAAGTTTAGATTCTATAAAAGATTTATTTGGTCAAACACCTGCAGAAACTAATGTTCAACAAGCAGAAATACAAACACCACCATTGCCAAATACACCAATGCCTGTAATAAGAACAGCACAAGCGGTGAATTCAAATACTAACTTGACACGTACACAAGAAGCTTTACTATCACCAGAGGAAAAAATTATTGCGAGTAGAACAACATAATGAAAAAATCGGCATTACAAAAAATAGAAGATCACGAAAAGCTTTGCAGAATAATGCAAAAGCAGACCTTTGAACAAATAAAAGAAATCAAAGAACGTGTAAC